GATGCTGAAGCTGAATTAACTTCAATCTTAAGTGAGTACATTTCATTAGAAATTGACTTAGAAATCTTAAGTATGTTGATTAATGCTGCTGGAGCTGGAACAGAAGTATGGTCTGCTGAAAATAACAAAGCGTTTACTTCTACAACTGGTAACGGTGTTGTAACTGACTTAGGGTTCTATAACTCTCAAGGACAATGGTTCCAAACTTTAGGAACTAAAATCCAAAAGTTAAGTAACATCATCCACCAGAAAACTCTTAGAGGTGGTGCTAACTTCTTAGTATGTTCTCCAACTGTAGCTACTATCCTAGAAAGTATTCCAGGATTTGCAGCTGATTCAGATGGTGATGCAGCTAAGATGAATTACGCTTTCGGTGTACAAAAAGTCGGCCAATTAAATGGTAGATATAAAGTATACAAAAACCCTTATATGACTACTAACGTAATCTTATTAGGATTTAGAGGAGGTCAATTCCTTGAAAGTGGTGCAGTATTTGCTCCATACATTCCGTTAATCATGACTCCATTAGTATACGATCCAGACACATTCGTGCCTAGAAAAGGATTGTTAACTAGATATGCGAAGAAAATGGTTAGACCAGAATTCTATGGTAAAATTGAAGTTAGTGGCTTAAACACACTATAATCAATAGTTAACTTTGATTGACAAAATTAGCCCCGCATTGCGGGGCTTTTTTTTTATATTTATAATAATAAGAACACTTTTAATATTTATAACAAAATAATTTAGTATGAATGTACCAATTTGGCCAGGTTCAAGTTCTTTTGCTTCAGGTTCTGGAGATACACCATTTGGATTTTATGATGCACAATCAGATTTTCAATCAGATGCAGATAAAGTAGCTGTATTTTGTGCAAATAGATTAGGTTATCCCTTAGTTGATGTTGAATTACAATCAGGATCTTTTTATACAGCTTTTGAAGAAGCTGTTACTATATATGGTAATGAATTATATGCTTATAAAGTTAGAGATAATCAATTAACTTTAGAAGGATTACCTACTAGTTCAGTATTAACACAATCTTTAATAACCCCAAGTTTTGAACCAATAGTAAGACTTACAGAAATGTATGGTGCTGAAGCAGGTTCAGGTGGTAATGTACCTTGGTATTCTGGTTCATTTGCTTTAGAAGCTGGTAGACAAGATTATGATTTTTCAACTTTCATGGTTGATAATGATATTACAGGTTCAGCTGCTGAATTTGGTATTGAAGTAAAAAGAGTATTTTATCAACCACCTTATCCTGCATCCGCTTTATTTTTATCACCTTATAATGGATTTGGTTTTGGAGGAGCAATTGCTGCAGGTATAGCTGGAGTTGGTGGATTTGGAGGTGATTTTGGATTTTTAATGATGCCATTAAATTACGATATGCAAGTAATCCAAGCAATTGGAATGAATCAAATGGTAAGAAGAAGCAATTATAGCTTTGAAATTCATAAAGATAAATTAAGAGTATTCCCAATACCAATGGCTAATGGGGATAAAAATTATACTGGTCAATTAAGAAAAGACCGAAATTTAACAATTACAGGAACTATACCAACAACAACTGTTAACCAAACTTCTGGTTCTTTTGCTTTAACTGGTGTTTCAGGTAGTGGAGCTACAGCTGATATAACTTCTTCAGGTCTTAAAATATCAAAAGTTACTGTAGTTGCAACTGGAAGTAATTATGTAAAAAATGAAATTTTAACAGTAACATCACAATCACTAGAATCAGCAGGATTTGGTACTGTATCTAATGATCTTACTATTAAATTAAGTAATAGTGATATTCAATATACTTGTGGTGCTGGTAATATTTGGTTCCAGTATATTATTAGAGATGAAAGAATAAAAGGTTCAGTTAAAAATTTACCTGATAGAGTTACTAATGTTTCAAATGCTCCATATGCTAATCCTAATTATGATTATATTAATTCAATAGGAAGACAATGGATATTTGAAATGACTTTAGCATTATCTAAAGAAATGTTAGGTTATGTTAGAGGAAAATATGCTAGTATACCAATACCAAATGCTGAAGTAAATTTAAATCAAGGTGATTTAATTTCAGCAGCTACAGCAGAAAAAGTAGCTTTAATCGAAAGATTAAGAAACTATCTTGATGAAACATCAAGACAAGCATTATTAAATCGTAGGGCATCTGAAGCAGAAGCTAAAATGACTGAGCTACAACAGGTTCCTTACACAATTTATATAGGATAATATGGCAATGTTTACCACCCAAAGGGATATGTCTCTAGTTAGGAAACTAAATAGAGAATTAATGGGTAATATTATTACTCAACAATGCTCTGTTTATCAGTTTAAATTAGAAGAAACAAAAGTTAATTTATATGGTGAAGCAGATCAAGAAAAATATTATGATGGTCCCTTTATTTTTAATGTTCTTATAAATAGAACAAATGAACAATATGCTGAAAATATAGAAGGAGTACAATTTGGTCAGCCAATTGAATTTTATTTCTTTAGAGATGATATAAAAGATGCCGATATTTTAATTAGAGTTGGTGATATTATATTATATCAAGAAAGTTATTATGGAGTTCAAAGTACTGTAGCTAACCAATATTGGGGAGGAAAAAATCCTTCTTATCCTAATAATATAAATCCATTAAACCCAGGATTAGAAAATTATGGTAACAACTTATCAGTATTAGTTTCTACTTACTATATACCAGCTGATAAAGTTGCTATCTCACCTTATCAAGAAAGAATGTAATGGCAAGACCTAGAAAACCCGTACCGAAAACACAAAGACAATTAAGTATTGAAAAGCAACAAGCTTTTAAAGGAATTGAAGACAGAGGAGATGTAGGTAATCCTAATTTTGCTGATGATAACTTTAATGCTAATTCTCAGGCAACAGGTATAGAGCATAATAGATCAACTCAAATGAGTTTTAAGGAGGATACAACTAAACAATATTCTGTTGGCATCCAAGATCTTGATGAAGCTGTATTTTATTACTTTCATAATGTAATAAAACCTTTTGTAATGCAAAATGGAATAAGAAGAGAAGTACCTGTTATTTACGGTGCTCCTGAAAGATGGAAATCATTTCAAAGAGATGGATATTATAGAGATAAACAAGGTGCAATTATGTTACCTATTATTGTAATTAAAAGAGATACAATAACAAAAGATAGATCAGTTGCTAATAAATTAGATGCAAACTCTCCAAATTTATATGGCGTATGGCAAAAAAGTTATAGTGCAAAAAACTTTTATGATAATTTTTATACTTTAAATAATAGAAAACCCGTAGATGTTTTTCATGCTGTTGCTCAACCTGATTATGTAACATTAGAATATAGTTGTTTAATACAAACTTATTATATGTCCCAATTAAATAAAATAATTGAAGCATGTGAATATGCTTCTGATGCATATTGGGGCAATCCAGAAAGATTTAAATTTAGAGCTTTTATTGATTCATTCACTACAGCAACTGAATTAGTACAAAATCAAGATAGATTAGTTAAAGGTACTTTTGGTATTAGATTAAGAGGATATATTATACCTGATACAATTCAAAAAGAATTAAAATCTATGAAAAAGTATAATTCTAAAGCAAAAGTTACAATAACTAATGAAGTTGTACGTGATATGAGAGATTTAGACCCAGTAAGAAATCCTACATTAGATGGTAGAAAAAGAAGTTAATTTTAACAATTTTTTGATATATTTATAACCAAATATAGAATATTATGTCAAATAAGTTATCGCAAGAAGAAGTTTCATTATTAAATAGTTACCAAGCAAAAAATAATGAGATAGTATTCGGTTTAGGAAACATCGAATTAAATAAGATGATTCAAGCTGAACAAAAAGAGGAGTTATTTAAAGAATTTAAAAAACTTCAAAAAGAACAAGATATTACTGCTAAAGAGTTAGAAGATAAGTACGGTAGTGGTAATATAAATTTAAAAACAGGAGAAATAATTCCAATAAAGTAAATTTTTGAAATAATTTCTCATATTTATAACAAAATAAATAACAAAATATTTAATATAAGAAAATGGCAGAAACATTAATATCTCCAGGTGTATTAGCAAGAGAAAATGACCAATCATTTATCCAGCAAAATCCCGTCGAATTTGGTGCCGCTATTATAGGACCAGCTGTAAAAGGACCAGTTGAAATACCTACACTAGTTACTTCTTTTAGTGAATACCAAGCTATATTTGGTACAACTGTAGAAAGTGCTTCTAGAGAGTATGGATATTTAACTTCCGCTGCAGCTAATAACTATTTTAGACAAGGAGGCACGTCACTTTTAGTTACCAGAGTTACTCATGGTGAATTTACAGCTGCATTTACTTCAGGAAGTACTGCAGGTTCAGGTAATTCAGGTATAATGAATACAGCTACTTCAGAATCATTACAGATTCAAACAATTTCTGAAGGTGCTATAATGAATAACCTCCAAGCAGATGATTCTACAGGTGGTACTTTAGCTTCAGGTTCATTAGATAATGTTAGATGGGAAATATCAGGTGTTAATACTGGTTCAGGTACTTTCTCTCTTATAGTAAGACAGGGTAATGATACTACAAATCAAAAATCAGTATTAGAAACTTGGAATGAATTATCCTTAGATCCATTTGCTCCTAATTATGTAGAAAAAGTAATTGGAAACCAATCATATAATATTAGACAAGACGGTTCAGATTATTATGTACAAGCTTCAGGAAGCTATGTAAATAAAAGTAAATATATTTCTGTAAAACAAGTATTACTTCCAACACCTAATTTCTTTGATAATAATGGTGTTGCATCAAGTGGTTCATTTAATGGTGTATTAACTTCTTATACAGAATTTATACCAGTTGCCGGTTCAGGTTCATTTACTGGTGCTGTAGGATATAATGTACAAGCTGTAACATCACCTATGAAGTTTAATCAAGATATTAGCAATACTAATATTCAAGGATTAACTGCTACAGATTATTCACAATCAATTTCATTATTAAATAATCAAGATGAATATAACTTTAATGTTATAGTAGCTCCAGGATTAATTGCAGATTCAACATATACTGCTCACGTTACTCAAGTTAATTCTTTAGTTTCATTAGCAGAAAATAGACAAGATTGTATTGCAGTAATTGATGTTTCCAAATATGGAAGTACAGTAGCTGCAACAGTTAATAGTTCAACAGCATTCGATTCAAGTTATGCTGCTACTTATTGGCCTTGGTTACAATCAATTGATCCAACGAGTGGCCAGACAGTTTGGTCGCCAGCTTCAGCGTTTATACCGGGTGTATATTCATTTACTGATGCTTCATCGGAACCATGGTTCGCTCCAGCAGGTTTAATTAGAGGTGCGCTAGGTAACGTAATAAGAGCTGAAAGAAAATTAACATCAGGTAATAGAGACACTTTATATAGTGCTAATATAAACCCAATAGCTACATTCCCAGGAAGAGGAGTTGTAGTATTTGGACAGAAAACATTACAAGTTAGAGCAAGTGCTTTAGATAGAGTAAATGTTAGAAGATTATTAATCACATTAAAAAGCTTCATAACTCAAGTATCAGATAACTTAGTATTTGAACAAAATACAATAGCTACAAGAAATAATTTCTTAAGCCAAGTTAACCCATACTTAGAATCAGTACAACAAAGACAAGGATTATACGCGTTTAAAGTTGTAATGAATGAAACTAACAATACACCAGATGTAATTGATAGAAACGAATTAGTAGGTGCGATTTATTTACAACCAACTAAAACAGCTGAATTTATAATTTTGGATTTCAACGTACTGCCAACAGGAGTTGAATTCCCAGCGTAAAAAAATAAAAATAGAATATTTATAACAAGAATAAATAATTAGATAAAATGGCAATATTAGACCCAAACGAAATATTTTACACAGCTTTTGAGCCAAAGCAACAAAATAGATTTATCTTATATGTTGATGGAATTCCTTCTTACCAAATTAAAGGAGTTGGAGCTGTTTCACTAACACAAGGTACAGTTCAGTTAAACCATATTAACGTTGCAAGATACGTAAAAGGAAAAACTCTTTGGAATACAATTTCAATGACATTATTTGATCCTATTACACCGTCAGGAGCTCAAGCGGTAATGGAATGGGTTAGATTACACCACGAATCAGTAACTGGTAGAGATGGTTACAGTGATTTCTATAAAAAAGATCTTACATTCAATGTATTAGGACCAGTAGGTGATATAGTATCTGAATGGATCATTAAAGGAGCTTTAATTACAGAAGCTGGATTTGGTGATTATAACTGGGATAATGAAAATGCTGCACAAGAATTATCATTAACTGTACAACCAGATTATTGTATCTTAAACTTCTAATACAAGTTTAAAGAAATATTAAAAATAGCTTGGCTTTGCCAAGCTTTTTTTTTATATTGATATGTATTAACAAACGTTATTAAATAAAGACTATGGCTGAATTTAAATTCCCCACTGAAGAGATAGACTTACCTTCAAAAGGAAAAGTATATCCTAAAGACAATCCATTATCTTCTGGAAAAGTAGAAATGAAATATATGACTGCTAAACAAGAAGATATATTAACTAATCAATCATATATCCAAAAAGGTATTGTATTAGATAAATTATTAAAATCATTAATTGTTAATTCAAAAATTAATATTGATGATTTAGTAGTAGGTGATAAAAATGCTTTATTAGTAGGATGTAGAATTTTAGGATATGGAAAAGATTATGAAGTAACAATAGGTGGTAGTAATTATACTATTGATTTAAGTACTTTAGAAAATAAACCATTTGATGAATCCTCTATAGAACAAGGTAAAAATGAGTTTTCTTATACTTTACCTTCTAATGGTTCAGTATTAACTTATAAATTACTTACTGGAAAAGATGAAAAATCAATTGATAGAGAAATTAGTGGATTAAAAAAAGTTAATAAAGATTCATCTCCTGAATTAACTACTAGATTAAAAAATATGATTCTATCAATAGATGGAAATGAAGAAAAAAAAGATATTAGAGAATTTGTAGATAATTATTTATTGGCTCGTGATTCTCGTGCTTTTAGAGAGCATGTTAAAAACACACAGCCAGATATTGACTTAACTTATATAGTTGATAGTGGGGAGGAGGTAAGTGTGCCCATAGGG